AGCGCTTTTGTCGTCCCTAGACGCCCACTCGGCAGCGCAATAGGAACTTAGGCAAAGCAAAGGGAACGAAAGATAAGTGCCCATCATTTGTCCGTGGGTTACCTCACCTACTCTCTTTCCTTTCTCCACGAACTCGGCTCGCAAAGAGTCGCAAGCGAGCTTCCGCACGATACCTGGGATAGATGATGCCTTCGAAAGGAGCGATCCAAGAATTGCTTCTGTGGCGTCCAATCTAAGCCCATCCGTTGCGTTAGTTAAATCGATTGAGGTTTGAAACCGATTTGTGCAAATTTTCCCTATTCTTTTCTCAGTCGGCGGGCCGACTAAAAGCCAATCCTTGGACGAGATATGTCCGTAGATCGCCTTATGAAGAGGCGCGAGTAAGTCATAATGGCAGCTGGGTATGCCCATGGGTCTGACCTTCCCACAAGTAGGTACTTCTTTGTAACGCATTTGCATTTCTGCCTTTAGGGCGCGTGGAAGCGGTCCTCCGCCGAGAACGGTGGCGAGAAACTCTTTCCGACTGCTTTTCTGACTCCAAAATTTGTCTGAGGCTAGACGATCAAATCTAGCTGACGCATTAGGGACGAAAGATTGGCAGAAGGAAGGGTAGAGTGACTCGTCCCATCCAAAGCGGAAGTTCTTCCGAACGACCCTTCTACAGAATTCCAGGTATGCGGAACTGGAGGTAGGAGGAGAGTTTTGGCAGGCTCTGGCCATCCACTCTTGTTTGACGGGGGGGGGGGGATGCTTTCGACAGCAGTCGTCAGGCAGGTTCTTCTTAATGGATGATACTGACAAAGCCAGCATCCACCTGTCGCGACGTCCTAGTCGACGAAGCATTGGGAGGCCCTCGTTCCAGCCGTGCTGGGAACGAGGGAAGGGGAGAGGGGCCCTATTAGGCCCGGGGGGGGAGAGGAGGAAGAGATGGTAACGGTTGAGTTCGCTAGCACCCAAGTCCGGTAATTCACCCTTAGGAAGGGAGAATCTGATCCGAATGACTCGCAGTGCAGACTCGATCGTTAGCCTAGTACGGAGCGCGTTTCTAGCGCAGGAGCACCGTACCGTTGGGACCAAACCACTAGTGGATTTAATGGAACCCTGACGCCGACTATTCAAAGTCGGATCCATCTTCTCGAGTGTTGCCGCAAGGCCACGAAAAGAAGGACGAAGTGTATTTGCAAGGGTAACTTTGCAAATAGG